CTCTTATACAAAGAGGATCCTACAACGAGACACTTAACTAGCTGAAATGTATTGGGTATAACGGAGACCGTGTTGTCTTTTAAAGTGAGTAGGATGGTTCCCGGTTGCGATCAGCCAGCAGGTTAGAAACCTCTGACCCTCTACGTTTGATCTGGGCAGGGTAGGGCATGTTAGAGTTGGGGTATGAATAGGGTAGCGACGCCGTGAGGCGTGGTGGAGATGAGGTCTATTTTAAGCAAAGCGGGGTACGTCCATGGGAACATGGAAGCGTTAGCTCGATGTAGGGTGACGATGGACGGCATAGCCGTACTAAAGTTATACAGTGGTAAAGGTGGTTAGATGGGAACGCATGATATGACAATTTTTGTCACAGGCTTTATTGTGGGGATGGTGTTTTGCTTCCTTGCGATTGAAGGAAGAGATGAACACAACCCGTAAGGGTTGGGTTAGTGTAGCAGCATAACCCATGAGGATCATTAGCATATCATGATACAGAATACTCTAATGATCTCAGGTATTTACATTTTTGCTGCTAATGTTCATTAATTTTTGAACGTTACTCTGCAGGCTCTGGTTGCTGAACAGACTGCTCAGAGAACGCTAGGCAGGAGTGCAGCATGTCTTCTGAGACCTTCTCCTCGTCCTTGGTTGCGATCAAGAGGCCTGTCACACATGACACGTAGATGTAGGTCATGGCAACGTACTGCGGGGATCCTGGCTCTGCCAGAACACGCTCCTCGAAGAACTGGATCGGGTTGATGCTTGGTCGGTTTGATCCGCCTTGGGCGTTCGCCACTACCGTGGCCACTAGGACGCAGACTGTAAGTATAAGACTTCTCATAGGTTTCTCCTTTATTGTCAAGTTAAGCGTAACAAAAAATGGCCACTACCCTAGAACGAGTAGGTTACGATCAGGCCGTACTCCTTGTCAGAAGTGCCGTAAACCCCTCCAGACAAGCCTAGGAACAGTTCTCTTGTGAACCCTATACCGTACCTAGGGGTAGGGTCAGAGATCTTATCCTGGGTCATCGTCGCAACGATCTGCCACGATCCACCGGACTTCTGCTTACGTTCTGAGGTGGTCTCGGTGTTCCGACTTGCGTCGGTGTCAATTATAGTCACTTTCGTACCGTCTGGGGACTCGACAATTTTTGTGAGAGTCTTTACCCTTTCTTGGATCTTGGTGACCGTTTTCTCTTTAAACTCAATCTTTGGGTGTGCTGCCTGCCACAGGAGTGCTAGCAGAAGGATCGCGCTTGTAGCTATCCAGAAAATCTTTGATCTTAACAGCAACATAAATGTCTTCTCCGTTTTTTGTGAAGCATACCATCGGAGGGTACGCTCTGTTCTGGGACTCTGCCTGCTTTATGGCTTCCCAGATGTTTAGCTTCTCAACGTTCTTGCACTCGACGCTGAAGGGATAAACCCGTCTTGCTGCTGGGCTGAATAGGATGTCTTCTCCAGGAGCTCCCATAGAAGTTGACCTTACGTCGTCCTTCTCGAGAGACGGCTGCGCCTCGACTAGAAGCTTGCACACGTCCTGCTGAAGTCTTCTTCCCTTAGCCTTTGCTGACTGTGGTCTCATTCTTTGCTCCGTTTCGTCTTAGCGCGTAAACTCCGCCTAGGGCTGCGAGCGCCGCTCCGTAGTCAACTCCTGATATCGCTGATGTACCCCAGAGTCCTCCGGTTATGAACTTGAAGTTAACAACCAGGAAGCCAACGAGGAACGCTGTCGCGGTTAGCGACTTCTCTCCACCGGTGTGACGTATAAGAAACTTTGATAGGTCCATTCCTAACTTCCTACTTTACGAAGAGCAGCTCGGCTCTTACCCGGTTCATGTCCATGTTGGGGCAGGTCTTACCCTGTGCCTTGCCTGTGTCCATCTCGCAGTGACCGAAGACCTTGTCTACCGGTACGTTGTACTGGACCATAAGGTCCTTAACCTTGCGATACAAGACGTCTATCTGTACTGGGTCGAACTTCTTTCGGCCTACCACGCAGATGCCGATGGAGTCTGAGTTGTGACCTTCGACGTGAGCGCCCGTTTCTGACACCGGTCGTCCTTGCTCGATCTTGCCGAACCTTCGTATAATGAAGTGATAACCACAGCTTATGCCTGATGGGCTTAGCCATCCTCTAGCTCTGTGCCACTCATCGATCTCCCTGAAGCCTATGTCTAGGCTGTCCTCAGAGTCGCTGCAGTGAACTATTATTTTTTTTATGGTTCTCATCAGACCTCCCATAAGAATTTCTTATGCATCCCGCCGTCATCTGCAATATATTGTTCCTCAGGTTCTTTTGTCAAGAATTTAACTATAATAGGTATAAGGATATCTTATGGCAACCAAGGCACAGATGATTAGACGCGAGCAGCGCATCCAGGAGCTTATGGCTCAGGGTGTGAACCGCAACAACATCGTACGCATAGTTGCCGATGAAGAGAAGATCACGAAGCCTACGGTCATCAAGCAGTACGATCAGCTTCTAAAGGATATGCAGGGTCTGATGCAGGAGCAGCGAGGCGAGCTCCGAGCTAACCTCATGGCAAGACAGGAAGGTATCTTCCAGAAGGCCATAGAGAAGGGTAACCTTAAGACCGCTCTCGAGGCAACCAACGCGCAGGCTAAGCTTGCAGGTCTCTTCGAGGTTGAGGTTGACGTTCCTAAGAGACCAGAGACAATTATTTTTAAAGAGAAAGATTTTAGCAAACCTCTAGCGGTTGTACCGTCTCAGAAGGTCGAGAACGAATGAACAGCAAAGAAATGTTCCTCTCTCCAACGCAGATGGAGTTTCTAACTGCGAGAGAGAAGTACGCTCTGTTCTGCGGAGGACTAGGGTCAGGTAAAACCTACGGCGGTGCTGCCTGGGCTATGTTGATGTCAAATCAGTATCCCAACACAAAAGGCCTGATAACAGCCAACTCCTACTCGCAGCTTAACAAGGCAACGCTTCCTAAGTTCTTCGAGGTTCTAAGACAGAACGAGATAGAGTACCGGTTCCTTCAGAAGGAAGGGATCGTGCGCATCGGAGAGACAGAGATCTTTACCATATCCATGGAGAACTACGATATACTTCGTGGTATCGAGGTTGGATGGGTATGGTCGGATGAGTGCGCGTTCTACCGAGAAGAGGCGTACAACGTCTTGATAGGTAGGATAAGGGACCGGAAGGGTCCTTGTCAGTGGAAGGGTACAACGACGCCTAACGGCTTCAACTGGCTCTACACCAAGTTCGTTGAGGCTCCTGTCCCGCAGTCTAGGGTTATATACTCAAAGACCGTAGACAACGTTTCGAACCTGACTGAGACTTACGTCAACACGCTTCGAGCAAACTACGACACCCGTCTAGCTCAGCAGGAGCTTGAGGGTCAGTTTGTTAACCTGTCAAGCGGTAAGGTTTACTACGCGTTCGACAGAACGAAGAACTGCAAGGAAGTCAATGAGCGACATCAAACTATTTATTGCGGTCTGGACTTTAACGTTCATCCCCTTTGTGGCGTATTCGGCTACCAGAGCAGCGACAAGATATACATCTCGAACGAGCTCTACCAGGAAGACTCTAACACTTTTAAAGCAGCCAGAGAGATATGCGAACGTTATCCCTCTACAGCGGTCTCAGTCATCGGCGACGACAGCGGCAAGAAGAGAAAGACCTCGTCTAACTCTACTGACTACGAGATCCTCAGAAGAGCAAACTTGCTCGTAGACTACAAGTTCAAGAACCCAGAGATCAAGGACAGATACAACAACATGAACAGGCTCTTCGAGCACGGCATGGTTGTTATAGATCCCAGATGCAAGAAGCTGATAGAGGATCTCGAGAAGCTTACTTACGACAACAAAGACCCGATGCTTAGCCACATATCTGACGCGCTCGGATACATGTGCTGGAAGCTGAACCCTCTAAGGAAGCCAAAACGCGAGGGTGGCGTAACCTACATTTAAGGAAGTCGATGAGAACATCAAAACCCTTGAAAGACCTTGTACCGGACATACTTACTCACATACGTAACTGGAAGCAGAACCTTGAGTTCAACTTCCGTCTGTACAAGATACTTGAAGGTCAGATCCGTAAAGAGATAGAGGATAGCCTGTCTAAGGAGATCATCTCCAAGTCAGCCTACAACAGGTGCGTTCAGCGCATCCCGTCTCTTAACATACTTCAGCGAACAACAAGCAAGCTGTCTAAGATATACGTTGAGCCGCCTCGAAGAAAGGCTGACAACAAGACAGACGTTGAGATCATGGAGAGGATCGCTAAGGAGTCTAAGGTAAACGTTATCCTAGACGTTGCCAACAAGTTCTACAACGGACTCTTCAGCTTCGCTCTCGAGCCTTTCATAGAGGAAGGCATGCACAAGGTTAGGGTACTAAGCCCTCACCAGTTCCTAGTTTACAGCGACAGCAAGACTGACCCGTCCAAGCATACCGTGTTCATAAAGTTTCTAGGATCGCGCGTTCAGATGATGGTTGGTCCCTCTAACCCTTCAAGGGATGGAACGAGACAAGACACGGACAAGCGTCCAGAGCTTGTAGACATCTTCGCTTTATACAGCGACACAGAGTTTTTAGTTATTGACTCAAACGGCGGTATACGAGCCGACATCATGGCGGAGATGCGAATAAGCAACACGTCTAACCCCGTCGGTCGCATACCTTTCGTTTATTGTAAAAGAACAGTTACCGAGCTTATGCCTTATCCTAACCAGCCAGGGTTTGACTTCTCGATCTTGATACCTAAGCTGCTCACAGACTTGAACTACGCTGCCCAGTTCTGCTCACACTCGATAACGTGGACCAAGAACGTTAAGCTTAACAACCAGGAGTTAAACCCAGATGCGATTGTTGATCTTGGAGATAGCGAAGCTGACGGTACTGGTGATCCTGAGATTGGTACTATCAACCCTACTGTTGACGTACCTAATCAGCTTTCTCTTATAGAGTTTCAGTTCAACGCTCATCTTGACAGCCTAGGCATCAAGGCTAACACCAACGGTTCTCTGTCTAACGGTAGAGACGCCTCAGGAATAGCTAAGGCTATCGACGAGGGTGACATATCTTCGGAGAAGAAGTCGCAGGTTGAGGTGTTCTCGTGCGTTGAGTACGAGCTTTGGTCTTTGATGGCGGACATGCAGCGCGTGTGGACAGGAAGACCTGAGGTTATCGAGAAGCGCGTATTCAGCGAGAGCTTCAAAGAAACCTTCGGAGTTGAGTTCTGCGAGGTTAAGCTCTTAAAGTCGTTCTCTCAGAAGCTTGAAGAGGTTAAAGGAATGCGCGATCTTAAGCTTGCCACAAGATCTCAGGCTATCAAGATGCTTCACCCAGACTGGTCAGACTCCGAGGTTGATGCGTGGGTTGAGGCTTTGGATAAGGAAGCTGAGGACAACATGCAGTCCATAATTGACGGCATGGGATCGATGGATCCTGAACAAAAGAGTAACGGTCAGTTCAACGATGGTAACCAGCAGGGAGCTAAGCAGACTCCAGAGTCAAGACCAAACCAAACACAGTAGGTAGCGCGTGGCAGAGCGAGACAACACGTATACTGCCTTCGTAGATCCCAGATACACGGAAGCAGAGCGTAAGCAGATAGGCATCGAGATCGTTAGGTACATCGTTGACAGAACAAAGAACGGTCAAGGCGTCGGTAAGAAACCTTTCAAGGGATCATACAGCAAGACCTACGTTAAGACTCCAGAGTTCGAGATAGCTAACAAGTCTAAGAACGACGTTAACCTAACTCTGTCTGGAGACATGCTCGACTCGGTCGAGGTTATAAACACCTCGATCATAGGTCGAATAATTATTGGACTAAACGGCCAGCACGAGAACGACAAGTCCGTGTGGCTGGAAGAGAAGGGCTTCAAGTTTCTAGGTCTAACAGACAAGGAGCTTAAGTCCATACTCTCAGACTTCGGTCAGCCAGAGAGAGACACACAACCAGCCGACATATCAGAAGGCTTCGTTGAGGGTTTCGTGAGAGGGCTTCTTGGGCGCTAAGTTGTCAGACATCGGTCAGATCATAGCAGACGCCCTAGGATCAAAGACGGTTCTAGAAGAGGCTGGTAAGGTTCTAGTCGAGTCTATACCTTTAAGAACAAGGCTCGGACGCGGAGTGATGGATCCAGAAGGTCCTACCCATCCTCTACCAAAGCTCGCGGTTAAGACCAAGAGCAACAGGAAGCTTCTCGACAAGCAAGGGAAGCTAACAGGACCAGGTGCCACTCCTGCCAAGTCAGGACTTAACCAGACCGGAGCATTGCTCAGCGGTCTTAGGTTCGCGGTAGGAAGAGGCAAGCTTGAGGTTAGGCTTAAGGACGCAGAGCAGGAAGAGAAAGCTCAGAACGTTCTTAAGATCAACCCGCAGTTTCAGTTCATGAACGTGTCTAACGCAGAGATGAACCGCATGATTAAAGCGATGAGCGTTAAGATCACGGAGATACTGAACAAGATAAAGTTTGATGGTTTCTAAACAGCGCTTGTAGCGCAGAAGGAGAAAGTATGGAGAACGGTAGTAACCAGGATCCGAAGGCTAACGACCAATCCAAAGCCGCTGGTGGCGACGAGAAGGAGAAGTTCGTAGCTCGTAGTGCCTACGAAGAGGTTTCAAAGGACATGCACAAGTATAAGTCTCAGGCTAAGGAGGCGGCTGCTAAGGCTGCTGAGTTAGAAGCCAAGATATTGGCGGCTGAGGAAGCTAAGATGCAGGACGAGAAGCGCTTCGAAGAGCTGTACCAGAAAGAGAAAGAGGCTCGTGAAAGAGCTGAAACTGCTCTTAAGAGTACAGACGAGCACTACAAGAAGAGTGTTAAGATGACGGCGCTTATGCGTGAGCTCGGTGGCAACATCAAGCCTAAGTATCTGCAGCACGCTGCGCTTGACGAGATCGTTGTTCGTGACGACGGAACGCTCAGCTCTGAGAGTGTTACGGCAGTTGCAAACAAGTTTCGACAAGAGAACCCTGAGTTGGTTCCTACGCAGAACGCAGGTAACATGAACGATCAAGCACCGGGATCTAATACACCTTCAGCAAACCCGTTACAAACGCTAGATAACATGACCCAAGCTGAGAAGAGAGCCTTGCTCGCAAGCAAGCGCACTCAGAGCAGCAAGGTCGGTCTAGCAATATAAACACATAAGGAGAAATTATGTCTATTGCATCAGATCTCTCCAAGCTAACTCGTACGGAGATTTTAGCTGACGAGATCCAACGCGCTTTGCGTAAAAATTCAGTAGCATGGGCTTTAGCCCGTGACCTTTCGGACAGACTACGTCCTGGTCAACGCTACACAACTATTCCTCGCTCAGTAGGTCGCTCTGTAGGTAACTACGACGACAGCGGTACTGAACTCGCTGACTCTGCAACGTCTTACCTTAAAGACACCTTGCAGATCGATAAGTTCAAGACTGTATGGGACTACATCTACGACACCGACCAAGCCTACTCTTCTGTAGACCTAGTCGATGACTTCTACGTAGAGGCAGCTCCTGCTATGGCAGAGCAGCTTGAAGGAGACCTCATCGCGGCTATGGTAGCTGCAGGTACCGTTAAGCCTGAGTCTGGTGGAGCTAACACCAACAAGTTCCAGCTTGCTGGCACTGATGACCAGTCTAACGCTAACCAGCGCTTGACTCTTAACCAGCTCTCTTTGATCGGTAAAGAGATGGATGAGGCCAAGATCCCTAAGTCTGGTCGTATCTGCATGGTGTCGCCTAAGCAGGCACACTTGCTCCGAACAGAAGACGGCATCCAGGATGCTTCTAAGTTCGGCAACAACCAAGCCGTTGTTAACGGTGAGCTTGCTCGCTTGTACGGCTTCATCATCGTTGAGTCTCAAGACTTGACAGCTAACCAGGTAGTGATCTTTCACACAGACGCTATCGTGAAGGCTATGATGAAGAACGTTACGGTTGACGAGGAACGTCACAGCTCTAAGAAACGCACGTTCGTTTCTATGGATGCTCAGTACGGCGTTCGCGTTATCCGCGACGGTGAGTTGATCTGGTTCGGCGACGAAACAGCAGCCCTCTAGTCTAAACATGATGCCTGGGGCGTAAGCCCTGGGTGTCATCTATCCTAACCCTATAACGGGTTATTTAAAGAAACATAACCCTGTTTTGGGTTACTTAAAGGAACTGAATGCTACTTCAGGTGCTAGTTAAAGCTCAGTCTATGGAGGCTCTTGTTGCCAAGTGCAACATGATTAACCTCAAGGGTGGTTACAGCTACAACTACACGCCGTTCCTCTACGACGGCAAGGCATACTACACCACTTACTATGTTGACACAGAGAACTCAGACCTAATCAGAAAGATAAGCGAGAATGAGCGGCGTACTACAAAAAAGTAGGCTTGAGGCCGATCATGAGAGCTTCACCCTTGACAGCAACGGAGACACGGCAAGACGGGTGACTGACGCGGAGATACACTCCCAGCTTGAGGTCGTTAAGACCAAGCTAGACGACGTCGTATCTGCGATTGAGAACATCACCATAAACGTTGGTGCCGTGACTGTATCAAACGAGGTTGAGATTAAGAACGATATCGGGAACCCGGCTCCCGTATCGGTTATTGACAGCGCTTTGCCGGTAGGAGCTGCCACAGAGGCTACGCTAACTTCAGTGTTATCAGCCGTGGATCAGCTTGAAGGCTACCTAGACTCAGTCGAGTCGTTACTTACCAGCATCGGTGGTAACACAGACGGGATAGAAGGCTTACTTACAACTATAAGAGACAACGCCGACACGGTTGAGTCTCTTCTTACTTCAGTTAACTCAAACGTTGATGGTTTAGAAACCTTAGCTGCTGCCGCCAACGCTTTACTTACAACGATCAGCAGCAACACAGACACATTGGAAGCTTTGATAGCTTCTACGAACACGAAACTTGACACCGCTAACGGACTTCTTACCACCATACGCGACAATGCGGACACCGTAGAGACTCTTCTTACCAACATAGGGTCTAACACCGATGGAATAGAAGCGCTCATAACTTCAACTAACGGGCTTCTTACAACAATTCGTGACAACGCTGATACGGTTGAAGCGCTTCTTACAAGCATAGGCAGCAACACAGATGGTATAGAAGGCTTGATAACTTCAAGCAACGCTCTGCTTACTACGATCAGGGATAACGCAGACACGGTTGAGAGTTTACTGTCAACCATAAACGGTAACGTTGACGGCCTTGAGGGTTTAGTTACCTCAACGAACGCGCTTCTTACGACGATAAGAGACAACGCTGACACAGTTGAGGCGTTGATCGCATCGTCTAACGTTTACCTAAACAGCATAGACCTTAAGGTTTCAACTGCAGCTAACCAGACAACAGAGCTTACTCGTATAGGAGATCTAACAGAGGCGGCTCCCGGAACAGACACAGCGTCAAGTGGTTTAAACGGCAGGCTTCAGCGGATAGCTCAGCGAGTAACGTCACTCATAACTTCTACGACAGACAGAAGTCAGAAGACTCAGATAACTAACGGAGCTATAGACTCAGCAGTTTCAGCTTCAACTCCTTCGTTGTCTGACGCAGGATTAGTGACTAGACCTCTTCCGTACGAGCCTCAAACATACTCTGCAGCGGCTAGCAACGCAACGTTCCCTCTTCTTGCAACAGACGTTTGGAACATAATAGGAAGCGCCACAAAGACGATAAGAATAACAAAGATACGACTTACAGGAACAACTACTTCAGGATCACCCATAACAGTTTCTGCAGCCTTGATAAAACGCTCAGCTCTCAACACAGGTGGTACAAGAACTGTTCTTACCAACGTACCTCATGACAACACAAACGCCGCAGGAACTGCTAACGTAGGGTTCTACACCGTTAACCCTTTAACCTTAGGAGCTGCGGTAGGTAACGTTCGAGCACACAGGATAACGTTTAACAACACAGGAATAACAGGCGGTGATGTTATATTGGACTTTGTTACAGGACAGCCATTGATCTTGAGAGGTGCTTCTCAGCAGCTTTGCATCAACTTCAACGCAACAACGGTGACAGGCAACATAATAAGCGTGTCTGTCGAGTGGCAGGAGGTATAGATGTTAAACTCTAAGTACGCTCCGATGTCTAAGTCCGAGTATAGCAAGGTAGACCTAAACGCTAACTACACAGGCAACAAGTTCACGGCTTCTAAGAACTCTACAACAACCAATGACTTCTTGATATCAGACGATAACCTTGTGGATGGAGCAGTTCTTACCGTGTTAGACGCGGTAAGCGGAGATCACGTAACGTTTCAGGTTATAGACAAGGATAACGTTCTAGGTTATGGGGTAAACGTTGTTCTAGGTCAGTACGTGACTAACTGGTACATGGATCCTCAGTCAAGCAAGCAGATGGACCTAAGCTCAAGCTACCCGGCTAAGATATTCGGAGGACTTTACCTCCGAACTATATACGTGTCTGTAGGAGAAGATGTTGACCCTACGGTTATCGTTAACTTTAAGCTTCAGAAGATCCTATGGTAGTAACCTTAGACGCGATATTCAGCCACAACGACATGATCGGATCTAAGATCATAGCGAACGGAACGAAGCATCTAGCTAAGAGACAAGCTCCGTGCAGCCACACAGCCCTTCTGGTTAACAAGAGATGGGTACACGAGTCAACGATGAAGTCAGGCGTTCGAGTTATATCGTACGATGCCTGGAGCACGGTAAACACCGAGGTGGCAAGGGCAGAGCTTAAGCCTAGAAGCTACCAAGAGATAGCTGATCTCTTCAGGGACATAAAAGGTAGAGGATACGACTGGCTAGGCATAACGTTCTTCACCCTAGCAATAATACCTACCTTCGTAGGGTTTAAGCTACCAAAGAAGAACCTTCTTCAGGATAAGAATAAATATTTTTGCTGCGAAGTTCTTGGATACCTCACACGTAGATGCTACAGCATGATGTCTCCGGTTCAGATCGCTAAGGAGTTGTGCAGTGGGAGTTGAAGACAAGTTAGACAAGATCATAGAGAAGCAGTCCGAGATGACGGTTACCTTAGCTAAGATGGAGGTAGATCTTGCTCACCATATAAAGCGCTCAGACTCACACGAGGAGCGCATGGACAAGCAGGATAAGAAAATGGACAAGCTGTGGTACGTCATAATAGCTATCGCTCTAGGCGGTGCTGGTGGCTTCGCTCCAGAGCTGGTTAAACTAATAACAGGTGCACAATGATAGACCCACAAAGCAAGCTTACGGTGCTACACGATGACAATGGTACAGTTTCTAATCACTCTGACAGCGCTGCTGATTATATTAGGGATGAATTTATCTTCTCTCTGAGCTCAACAGAGGACTACCTCTACGTAGGATACATGAAGCCGTTCAACGCTACGTTCGTTGCTCTTACCACGCCGAACGTGAACGCTAACAGCCTTCAAGCTGAGTACTACAACGGTACAACATGGACGTCGTTATCTTTGATAGATGAAACTAGGGGTTTCACTAGATCAGGCTTTCTGTTCTGGGACAAGAGCGATATGAAGCAGGTTTCAGTTGGTGGCATCAGCAAGTACTACATTAGGATCAGACCAAGTGCTGACCACTCGGCAACAACTTATAGAGGCATCAACATACTGTTCGCTGACGACAACGCGCTCAAGCAGGAGTTCTTCGAGGTTGACAACCAGAACCTTCTCCCGTCTGGAGAAAGCTCACACCTTGTTCAGCACGTAGGTGCGAGAAACATGATACTTCAGATGCTTCGAAACAAAGGGATCCTAAAGCAAAGCTCAGGATCATCAAGCCTCAAGGACCTAACAGCGTTTGACCTTCATAACCTTGAGCAGGTAAGACAAGCCGCCGTCATGCTTACCTTGTCTAAGATCTTCTTCATGCTCTCAGACAGCAAGGAAGACACCTGGTGGAGCAAATACGAGGAGTACCAGGACAAGTTCGAGGAGAGCTTCGAACTTCTTCTCCTAGCTCTTGACACGGATGACGACGGTCAAGAAGACGTTTCAGAAACTAACGAGCCTTTCAAGGTTCAAAGATGGTTGAGATAGAATGATAGACCACGTAAGAGACATCAAGGAAGCTATAGAGGGTACGATCCAGAACTATCTGGGACCATCCTACAAGCTTCTAGCCTACGTTCAGGACGTGGCTAAGAACAACTACAACACCAACAGCGAGCGCTACGGCGTTAGAGCTTTGGCAGGTGGCGAGGTGCCTGGAGTCACCAAGACAGTTCAGTTAACTCAGACCTTCGAGGTAGTACTCTCGAAGTCTTACAGGGAGTCTAGCCTAGACGACTCAGAGCAGTCAGAGAAGGCTCTAGACAACTTTAACAACATGTTAAGCATATACAAGGACCTGGTAAACACCAAGTGTGGTGCCCCTGCCGTGGTTCTAAACGTGTTCAACTTGCAGATGCCAGATCCAGAGTACATGGTAGACAGCAAGGTGGCTATTCAGAGAGCTACGATGGACATAACGTATAGGTTTAGCTTAATCTAAGGAGATTTATTTCATGGCTATAGCAGTAAAGAATAATACCGTCTATGCCGTTGAGATTGAGACAACAGAGGGAGAGTACCTAGCGCCTCAGGCGGACACAAGCTACGTGCAAGTGTTAGCCGACGGAGCTGAGCTTACTCCTGCGAAGGAGCTCGTTGAGAGAAACATCTTCAACGGATCCATCGGTAAGTCAACCCCTCGAACAGGAACCAAGTCTGTAACAGGCTCTATGCCAGTTGAGATGAGAGCGGCCTTCACGGAAGGCGCAGCTCCAGAGTACGACAAGCTTCTAAGAAGCGCTCTAGGTTCTAGACGACAAGCCTCAACCACAACGGTTAACGACGGTGACTCAGGCGGTACTCACACTACCACCAGAGCTTACCTTCCAAACGCTGCCGCTAACAAGTACAGCGTAGGGGACTCAGTTACGATCAAGAGAGCCGGTGCTTACCACACCTCTCCGGTAACTGCGGTTTCTCACACGTCTGGTGACGTTTACATCGACATCCTGCTTCCTATGGCAAGCGCTTTCGTTGACGGCGACGTCATCGCAGCTCTTACCACCTACACGGTAGCTAACTCAGGACACCCTAGCTTATCCATCAGCAAGTACCTTGAGGAAGCTATCCTAGAGCAGGCTACAGGATGCCGCGTAAGCTCGCTAGCTCTTGAGAACTTCACGACAGGACAGCTCGCATCGTTTAACTTCGGCTTTGAAGGTTTAAGCTTTGATCGCTCGATCACGGCCCAGCCTCACACGCCTAACTTCAGCGACGCACTTCCTCCTATCATCCTCAACGCGTGCGTGTACCAGGACGGAGTAGACCTTCAGATCAACTCTTTCGACTTCTCGCTAGAGAACACTTTAGGCTTCGCAACCTCTACGTGCTCAAGCAACGGTCGCATCAGCGGCAGAGCCTCTGAGAGAGTGATATCTGGAACGTTCAACCCGTACAAGTACGATGACAGCATCGATCAGTTCACGAAGTTCGTTGCCAACACGGAGTTTAGCTTGTTCGGATCAGCTCACGTTCCTACCTCAACTGCGGGTGAGTACAACCAGGTGGTAGCTTTCTACATGCCTGCTTGCATCGCAACCGAGCTTTCAGAGTCAGATCAAGACGGTCTGCTTCAGGAAGAGGTTAGCTTCTCAGCGTCAAGAGGTCAAAGCGGAGAGTCTGACGAGCTCTACATCACGTTCAGCTAGAATTCAAACTACGACCAGGGTCTAACAAGGCCCTGGTGTTTCATAAGTAAGGGAGACACTTATGTCAAGAATATACAGAACCACAGACGTTATACCTGTAAAGGTTGATAGCCTTGTGGTAGGAATAAGCCCGCTCACGTTCGAGCAGAAGATGCAGGTTCAGTCGCAGGTTCTTAAAGGCGGCACGGACTCAGCGATGAGAGGAGCAAAGCTAGCCCTTCAGTCAGCCATCAAGTCTATAAAAGGTCTTGAGGACTCAAGCGGCAAGCCTTACGAGGTCGACATCAAGGACGGTAAGCTTACTGACGAGTGCTGGGAAGATCTTCAGAACATCGAAGAAACCCCTAAGCTCATAACTGTTTGCTTAGCGTTAATCAACGGAGTTCCTAAGGAGTTCGTTGATCCTGAAACTAAGAAGAAGATCCCAGGTGTATCGTTCATCACGTCTGAGGATCCTAAAGCAAAAAAGAAGTAGATAGTGCCTGGTTCCTTGGATACCTCTGGCAGTACGTATACATCAAGATCCTTGAGATCTCCAGCATAAGCAGCTTCGAGTACGCGAGTTTGATCGGACACTATAACAAGGTAACCCTAGACAAGAAGATAGATCCAAGGTTGTTGTCTAGAGGATATACACAGGAAGCCCTTGAGCAGATGAAGCTTAAGATGGCTAAGCTCCCGAGCGAGATCATATCGCTCGATCTACACTTCAAGCGTGGTATAGAAGACATATCTATCGAGTACTTCGGTTACGTCGTTACTCTGTTTGATCTTTACCACCGTCACGGCGTGATGCCGTATCCAGGCTCGTTCTCAGAGCAACCAGCAAAGATAGTTGAGATATTTCAGGTCCTAGACGCGCTTCGCTCCGAGAGGGAGCAGAAGCTTCATGAAGAGCAGCAGAGAGAAGCGTCTAGACAACAAAGAAAGAGAAAGTAGATGGCAGACATCAAGATTAACGTACAGGTCATCGAGGGTCAGGCTAAAGCCGCCGTCGCTGGTCTTGCAAAGCAAACTAAAGAGGCTGACAACGCTTTCAAGGCGTTGAACATATCCATCAAACAGGTAACCGGAGCCACTCAGGTGTTTCTAGGTAACCTTGCTACGAAAGCAGTCTCTACTCTTACCTCGCAAGTTGAAGCTTTCTTCCATGCCGTAGGTGAGACAGCCGTTGAGGTAGACAACCTCAAGGCTAAGCTTCAGACTATAACAGGATCCTTGAGCTCGGCTGAGGCTGCGTTCAAGGCTATACAGAAGGTTTCAGACGAGTCACCCTTTGAGCTACCAGAGGTAGGTCAGGCCGCAGAGAAGCTTCTTGCTCTAGGCGTCGAGGTTAAGGACCTAGAAGGTGTTCTAAGAAACCTTGGAGACATATCAACTGCCTCAGGCGCTAGCCTTACCGAGCTTTCGATAGCTTTTGGTAAGGTAGAAGCTTCCGGTAGACTCACAGGCCGCGAGCTTTCAGCGTTTCAGAACAACGCCATACCTATAGTTGATGCCCTGGCTCAGGTCATGGGTAAGACTACGATACAGGTTAAGGAGCTTGCCAACAGAGGCAAGATCGACGCAGAGACGTTCCAGAAGGCTTTAAAGAGCCTTGGTGAGGAAGGCGGCTTTGCTTTCAACGCGATGTCAAGACAGAGCCAGACTCTTCAAGGACGCATCAAGTCCGTTAAGGACGCTTTCGAGGAGATCAGGATCAGCATGGCTGAGAAGCTTACACCGGCCTTCAAGGCTGTGTTCACGGCTATAGCTCAGCTTGTTAAGAACTTCGGCGGCTTCATAGAGTCAAGCAACACCGTTAGAACCGCAGGTCAGTTCGTTGTTGACGCGTTCGTTGCCGTGGTTAAAGCTGCAACCTTTGTTTATAACGCAGTTCAAGGTTTAAGGCTTGTGGTAACTGCCGTAGGAGCTGCGTTCGTAGACCTCGCAGCAAACGTTCTAAACGGCGTGTCAGTCATCATAGACGGCTGGTCTAAGGTTGCTCGCATCCTTCACCTTCCCATAGCTGACGAACTCGAGGCTGCGAAGACTTCAATAGAGAACTTCTCCATGGCTCTCAAAGGCACCTCCGACGACATGGATCAAGCGGTCACTGACATAGGAACGAACATGGCCTTTGCTTCTCAGCAGGCCGATGACTTTGCCTCTAACGTTCAGTCAGCTTTCAACACAGAGGTTCACCTTGCAGAGCAGTCTGCAAGCGCTGTTGAGTCATCTACAGGACGCAAGAAGGCGGCAAACGAAGGCTTAACACAAGCTGAGCTAGACGAGCAGCGTAAGCGTTTAGAGGCTCAGATAAAGAATGATGACGCGATACTTGGTGAGAAGCAGCGCCTAGACGCAGCCCTTCTTGAACAAGTTTTAATTGCAGACGGAGAGCTATCAGCGCAGGATGAGCTTGAGCTTCTAAGACAGGCAGATGTTCTTGCGCGCGAGCGCGAGCAGCAGCAGATAGCAGACGCTACACGTCTTGGTGACAAGAATGCTTTAGCTCTTGCTGAGTCTAAGATAGCTGCAGATCAGGCAACAAGAGACCTTGCTATACAGAAGAAGACCAACGAGCTCAAGAAGAAGAGCGACGAGGACTCTGTACGTAACCGCAAGGATACTCTGTCAACCATTGCAACCCTTCAGAACGAGAACAACAGCACGCTAGCAACCATAGGTAAGGCAGCAGCCTTAACTCAGATCGCTATTGACACTCCAGTTGCTGTCGGTAAAGCCTTAGCCGCGTTCCCTCCTCCTTTTAACTTCATAGCAGCCGCTGCGGTTGGAGCCGCTATGGCAGCTCAGGCAGCTAAGGTTGTAGGAGTTAAGTTCGCAGACGGAGGTATCGTTCCAGGTAACTCCTTCAGCGGAGACAAGGTTTCAGCTCAGCTTAACTCAGGCGAGATGGTTCTAAACAAGGGTCAGCAGGCTCAGCTCTTCGACATGGCTAACAACGGCGGAGCAGGCGGTCAAGTTATCCAGATCAACAACGTTGTTGAGCTTGACGGTGAAGTGGTTGCTAGGTCTGTTTCTCGTCAGGTAGCAAACGGACTTAAGCTCGGAGAGGTGGTATAGATGTCAGGAATAACGTTTCTATCAAACAACCTGTTCGACAACGCTACTCTTTCTCTTACCACAGGCAGCGAGAACGCTCAGTTCCCTCTGTCTAACCTAAAAAACGACAGCCCTTCTGTTAAGTTCAGAAGCGTAGGCTCAACAGCGGTCATCCTTATAGATCTTCTTACCACTCAGGACATCGAGTACGTAGGAATAGCTTCAGACCCGGCTGACCTATTTCTCATCACAAGCGCGTCGTTTAAGACCTCAACAACTACTGACTTTAGCTCAAGCCCTTCATACTCGATCTCTATATCAAACGAGCACTCATTAGGATACAGACAGATAACAACTGTGAACCACAGGTACGTCGAGCTTACTCTAGTAGGATCAGGCGGCTTCACGGAGCTTGGTAAGGTTTTTGTTGGAGAAGGCATCAACATACCTCAGAACAGCTTGTCAATATCAAGCTTCTCTTACGGATACAAGGACATGTCAGAGATCAAGAAGAACAAGTACGCGCAGCGCTTCATCAACAAGCTTAACACCGTTAAGACTCTTGGTGGAGACATAGAGTTCTGCACCAAGGAGGAGCAGGAGCTTATAGACGACATGCTTATAAGACACGGCAAGAACCTTCCCTTCTGGATGATAGTGGATCCCAACGAGGACGCAATGAACGCTGGTAACTTCAAGCTAGCTATATACGGCTACATGGAGAGCGACATAAAATGGTCATCCTCAGGTGGTCAGCTTTACTCCACAGGCATTGACATGGATCAGGCTATATAATGAGTACCTTAATAATAGACGAGCTCTACGAGAACGTGGTGTTCGAGCAGCCTATAAGGATACAGAGAAGCACTCAGATAGGTGCCATACGCTTGTGGATCTACAAGAACGGAACCTTAGAAAGCGGTAGCCTAAGACTTGAAGTTTATGACGGAGCAACGCTTCTTAAGCAGGTTGACATACCATACGCAGACATCAACGCCGCAGTTACCCAACCTTACGCGCACGGCTACATACGCTTCGACACCGACCCTTTAGCTCTCAACGTGGCAGAGACCGAAAGCTACCATGAGTACACTCTTAAGTTCAGCATGCCTGGATACGACAACGACACAGCTAAGTATCTAGCGGTATGCAGGGAGTGGGATCAAAGAAAGTATCAGGTTTATGACGAGCTCGCTAACGATAACGAAGAACCCGCAGGCATCGAGATATATGCCTTCAGAGGATAAAACATGGCTAAGATATTAGATTTTTTTGATGGATCGCAGAGCGCCTCAGTTCCTACCATAGGTAACATCGAAGCTTCGGCTTTATCAACCTACGCTAGCGATGCTGAGTTCGAGTCGTTCAACGGTCCTGGAGGTCCTGGTGACGTTTACATCAACACGACCGACAACGCTATACACTACTGGAACACGGATGAGGATGCCTGGGTATCGCTTATATCAAGCACCTCGATGGTTGACGCCTCTAACATCGCTGACGGATCAGTGTCGAACACAGAGTTCCAGCAGCTTAACGGCGTGTCAGGTAACATACAGACCCAGCTAGACAACAACTCAGCAGCTGCAGCGGCGGCTCAAGCAGCCATAGACGCTCACCTTGTTGACGACTTCGAGGTACACCCGGCTGAAGGTATAACGGTTACTCCAAGCGGCAACCTAACATCGGTTAACGCTCAGGATGCCTTAGAGGAGCTTCAGACAGACATAGACGATCACCTGTCTGACGCAACAGACGCTCACGATGCCTCTGCCATATCTAACGTACCGTCTGGTAACCTTTCAGCCACAGACGTTCAGTCAGCGCTTGACGAGCTTCAGTCCGACGTAGACGGAAGGATCCTTTACACTGAGAAGGGAGCAAACAACGGAGTTGCTACCCTAGACGGCGGCGGTAAGGTTCCTCTGTCTCAGCTTCCGTCAGCAGTCATGACCTACGAAGGTGTATGGAACGCTTCAACCAACAGCCCTACGTTAGCAGACGGAGCCGGTGACGTTGGTATGGTTTATAGGGTTGGTACCGCAGGTACCCAGAACCTAGGATCAGGATCTATAAGCTATGACGTTGGAGACTACGTCATCCTTAACTCATCCTTGATATGGGAGAAGTCAGACACGACAGACGCTGTAAGCTCTGTCAACGGTCAGACAGGTATAGTAGTTCTTGACACTGACGACGTTTCAGAAGGATCAACCAACCTTTACTTCACGGACGCTAGAGCCAGAGCTGCCGTTGTAGATGACGCCATTGTAGACGGAGTGACGAACAAGGCTCCTTCTCAGAACGCGGTGTTTGACGCTCTAGCAACTAAGCAAGCAACAGGTAACTACATAACATCCTTAACTGGTGACGTTGCTGCTAGCGGTCCAGGATCAGCTACAGCAACAATTCAGTCTGACGTTGTAGACAACACCAAGCTTTCTAACATGGCTACTCAAACAATCAAGGGTAGAACTACCGCAGGAACAGGAGACCCAGAGGATCTTTCTGCCACTCAGGCAACCGCGATACTTAACACGTTCGTAGGAGACTCAGGATCAGGCGGCACTAAGGGTCTTGTTCCAGCTCCAGCAGCGGGAGACGCAGCGGCGGGTAAGTTCTTGAAGGCTGATGGAACCTTTGCTGTTCCTAGCTCAGGCAACTCAGGACCTTCATGGACTAAGTATACGGTATCTGAGTCTGCGTTCACGGCAGCAGCCACGTCAGAGGATATAGAGCTCTTCTCTCTTGCTGCTAAGGGTGTCATACACGCAGTTGTTATAAAACACACGACTGCGTTCAGCGGTGGATCGTTGACTGGGTTCACTCTTTCTGTAGGTATATCAGGCAACCTAACAAAGCACGCTTCAGCGTTTGACGTGTTTCAAGCAACAGGCAACACCATATCTCAAACCTCTAACACGGTAGACGTTGAGGACTTCAGCTCTGCTGTAAGCATACGACTGGCTGCAGTAAGCACCGGAGCCAACGTTAGCGCAGCAACCGCAGGCAGCGTAGACGTTTACGTACTAACAAGCACACTTCCTTAGGAGAAATAGATGGCAAAGAATAACGAAGTAAAGGGTAAGAGCCTTGCTGTAACCCAGGCGGATCCGAACTACTCGGCTTCTACAGTTCTAGTTAACAACAAGGTGTTTCAAACCAACGATGATCTTAAGAACCTAACGTTCATGACTGACCCTGCCACACAGCCTACGGGAGAATGCATCGACTGCAAGTTCTCACCAGATGGTTACTACCTGGCTACAGGACATACCACTACGCCGTTCTTAACTATATACGAGAACATAGACGGTATATTCAGGAAGATAACTAACCCTGCGACCTTACCTAACGGTAACGGAAGTTATCTTGAATGGACCGAAGATGGCAAGCAGCTTCTTATAGCTCACTCGAACTCTCCAAGATTTAAGGTTTACGACAGAGACGCGTCATTTTTTAACGTGTACGCCACACCAGGAACTGTACCTAGCCAGCAAGGGCAGTCAGTTGCTTGGTCTAAGAATGGTAGGTTTCTAGCTATAGGTCCTTCTATCACTCCATTCTTTTACATAGCAGAGAGAACCGGAGCAACAATAACAGCGCTTACAAACCCTACCGGTACTCCTACTGCCATAGTGAACGAGATATCGTTCTCTCCTAACGACCGTCTCATGGTTTTGTTAGCCAACGAGAGTCCCTACATATTAGTGTTCGAGCGAGATAACACAACGTTTACCCTACAAAGCGCACCTGCAGATACTCCAGCAAGCGCAGGTTACGGAGGATCATTCTCTCCAGACGGATCAATGTATGTAGTTTACAACGTAGGATCTCCTTCTGCTATAGTGTACACAGTTTCTGGAACTACGTTCACCAAGGTGACATCACCGTTTGATACTGCTCCAGACACTATAACAGGAGCAGGGTCTGTAACTTTCACGTCTGATGGCAAGCACTGCATATTCACGGGAGATGGTACAACAAAGGTTATGATATACAGCGTCAATGGAACATCGTTTACAAGACAAGTAGATCCTCCGCAACCTTCAACTAGCGTTAGAAGCTGCAGCATAACTCACGACAAGAAGTATCTAGCAATAACTCAGTCAAGCACGCCGTTTCTTAGGATATATCAAAACGGAGTATCGCTTCCAAGCGCAACAGACAAGGTACTCAAAGGCTCAAAGTCTAGGAGCAAATAGTGAACTTCACCAACAGACAAGAGTTCGTTTCAGCTCAAGCATCAGAGAAGATAGTACTCGCCCAGCTTCAAGCTACAGGGCGAGTTCTTGAGTGGCAGTTCTACACAGGAAGCGTGTACAAGAAGGTTACAAGATACTTCGTTCTTGATCTTAAGGAAGAGCAAACTCCTTTAACAAAGGTGTCTTCTGTAGGATCTATGACTCCCGGTACCTTCTTCTACGACATAGAAACGTCATCGCTGTACGTCAGAACCACAGGATCTGTTAACCCTAACACGGTTCAAACGATAGCAACCTACCAGTTCTTCTTTGCATCCTGCAACCTTGCAGCTCCGTGGAGCCTTACCACGGGTGACGCTCACGTTCTGTATCAAGGACGAATAAACGATAACCCCGGCTACAAGCACAAGGTTGGTATCGAGCAGAGCTTAACTTCTCTTGTAGGACAAGGAGACTTGGTTCTTGAGAACACTGACGGCGGTTTAGACGAGGTGTTCGATACGCTTTTGTTCGAGAACCAGCAGTGCACAATATACAGCTGGAACAGGGATCTTCCTTACTCCGACGCTAAGCTTCTTTACAGAGGCCGCGTTACCAACAAGGCGTTCAACTCAAAGACTGTCACCTTTACCATCAAGGATCAGATATTTGACCTAGACCAGAAGCTTCCTCAGGGAGTGTTCTCTGACCTAGACACCGTTAACGATAACGTCAACGGTCAGGTTAAGAGATGGGTATACGGCAAGGTTGACGGACTTAAGGCTCAGTCTATAGACCAGATAGGTCAAGGGTATGCTATAACCGGAACCGTTGCAGGCAACACGTTCACCAACGTTATAGCAGGAACAGGAACCTTGTTTCTAAGCGAGCTTTCGCCTAACGATGTTATAACCATCAACGACGTTGAGTTCAACGTAGAGCACGTAACAGACGACGTTACTCTTGAGGTCACAGAGATACCTAAGTTCTCGTTCAGCGCAGAGACCGTAACTGTTGTTCCAGAGATAGCAACCACAACCAAGAACAGAGAGTTCTTTGTTACCGATCACGCGTGCAGCAAGGTGGTAAGAGAGATCGTTCAGGTGTTCTCTCTTAACAGGATACTTCTTGACACGACCGAAGGTCTCTACATAGGAGACTTCGTTGAGTTTGAAACCTCTGAGCGAGTAGCCATCAGGCAGATAAACAACAACGTTATAGTGCTTGTTCAGAACCTTGTAACTGCACCTACCGTAGGCTCTAACGTTACTCGTCAGCCGGTTCAAAGCGTTTACGTTGAGGGTAAGCTTGTCGTTCCTGAGAACTACACCATATCTAACCTAGGAGCTCCAACGAACGAGCTTAAGGTCACCTTAAGTCAGGACGTTGAGTTCACCCTTGCTAAGTCTAAGGAGCTAGGAGCGGCCTTAACATTCACGAACGGATCAAGGATCCTAACAACAACAGACAGCGTTGACCTAAGAGAGCTTGTATCTTCTAGGGACTGGATAAGACCGTCAGCCATAACCTTTACCACGTACTACGAGATACTATCGGTTGACGAGCAGCAGATAGAGCTTAGGGTTCCGTTCGCGGATCCTAACCACACAGGAGAAGCGAGGGTTAAGCTTCCTGACTACATAACTGACAGCACGGTTGTGTCTGTTAACGTTATCGGCAAGACCGAGGACGGAGAGCCTGAAGGGGAGTGGATCAAGACTGCTTCTCAGGCCGTTAAGGACATCTGCTCTGAGGTAGGTCTAACGAACTTCAACGACCAAACCTTCGAGGACAGCGCGGCGTCCGCGTCTCAGGTTATATCTCTCATGATACCAACGTCTCAAGGGTCTCAGCTAACCTCAGCCAAGGACGCCATAGACCTTCTTAACAAGTCAACGTACTGCTGCCTAACACTTGACGACGACCTTAACCTTCAGCACAGGGTTCTTAAGAACGACGTTCCGTCAGAGCCAAGGATAGTTAGAGACTCAGACGTCATAGACTGGAAGATCAAGACAACCAACGGCAAGAACTTCAGGAACAGCGTCATCAACTATCGCTTTCAGGACTACAACAGGATAACGAAGCAAGGTGGCAACTCGGTGGTAACGTACGAGTCAGAGTTCGTGAGAGACTACGTAGGAACCAACCAGACGGCAACGCTTAACTGCTACATATACGACTCAGACGACGCGTCAATAATGTCTCACAGGTACACGTACTTCAACCGTCTAGGACGGTCAGACGTTACCATAAGCTCAGACCTTAGGTTGGAGGATGTAGCAATAGGCGACGTTCTGCAGCTAGAGTTTGACAGGCTCTACAAGCGCTTCGGAGACGACTCTACCAGAAAGAAGCTTGTCTTGGTTATAGGTCTAACCAAGAACGGCGAGGAGATAGTTATAGAAGCCACGGACCTTAACAACACGTTCAACACGTCCGCTGTAATAACACCTAACGACGCCGCAGACTACACCTCTGCCAGCGTCGACGAGAGACTTAAGTACGGTTACATAACCAACTCTCAAGGGATAGTAAACAGCGAGGAACGAACCGCTAACACGAACCTTATAAGCTAGGAGACACAAGATGCCTTACGTAACGCTTAACAGCGCAGACATACAAGCCGGTAAACCAACCAAGGAAGAGCTGTTCACCAGGATAAAGTCAAACGAGGACTACCTGAACGAGACGGTTGCAAGCCTTCAGCAGGCTGCGATAGTTGACGTCTTCAACATGAAGTTCGGCGGTCACATAGCAGAGTACGACGCAGAGGACATACTAGAGCAGGTTCCTGTTTACAAGGCTCCTGTTGACGGCACCATGGTAAGCTTCGTTGTTACCCTTCTAGCACCTTCAACTAGCGGTAACCTCGAGGTTGAGATAGACAAGTCAGTCGACAACGGCGTAAGCTGGACTCCTCTTTTAGACAACCCCGTAACAGTAACAGGCATCACCGCAGGTTCTATATCAGGAACCGTTGACTGGGTTGACGTTGACTCTCAGAGCTTTGCTCAGGGAGATCTTCTAAGGCTTAGGATCGTAGGAGTTCAGGTAGACCAAGGCGAGTTTAACGTATCGATATACGCAGAGTTAGGAGCATAGGATGGGAGCAGCTTTAGTACACTTCCCTAGGAAGCAGAGATACACTGAGTTCAAGTATCAAACTATATTCAGGGTTAGAGCGGCGTCAACCGCTAACATATCCCTTGCCATCCAGGCTGAGTCAGGAGACTCCTTCGGAGGAGTAACCCTAGCTAACGGTGATATCATACTTATCAAGAACCAGACGGTAGCCTCAGAGAACGGCGTTTACGTTGTTCAGGTATCAGGATCTCCTGTAAGGCATGCATCCTACGATACCGCAGCAGAGATGTACCTTGCTCACATCTGGGTAACGGCAGGAACGAACATCAACACCAGATGGTTCCAGACTTCTGTCATATCTAACATATCAACCGATGCTCAGGTGTGGACAAGCACGGCTCCAACATTCACCTTCACAGTTCCTCAAGGTATATACCAGATCAGGTCTCTCATAGGATGCGGAGGCGGAGGATCAGGTGGTAGAGGTGGTACAGGTAACGACGGTACAACAAGGTCTGGTGACGGAGGTGGCGGCGGAGCAGGAGCTACACCGTTCATGTTCTCGTGCGTTCCTGTGATACCTGGAGACGTTCTATCAATATCTCTAGGCTTAGGCGGTGCCATGACGGCATCCTCTGGTGTTGACGGAACATCGACCGTTATAACAGGCTTCGACCAAGGATATAAGATCATTATACCAGGCGCTGTGAGAGGTGCCAACGGATCCAACGGTGGCGCTGCAGGCGGAGGAGCTCTAGGCGGCAACGCTTTCGTTCTGACGCCTAACGTGTTTGATATAGCACCAGGAGCAGGAGCCAACGGCGGAGGCGGAGCTACTACCAACAACAACGTAACATCAGGGCTTTCAACCAACACCTACACTCACTGGGTAGACACCTTCAGCACTCCGGGAACTAACGGAGGAGGCAGTGGTGGCGGCGGCGGTGGCGCTGGTGGCGGTGGAGGAGGTCCTTCGTTCAAGAAGGGCGGCAACGGCGGCAACGGTCAAAGTAACGGAGCTTCTGGTACTGGTGGAACTGGAGTCGACGCTGACTACTACGGAGCAGGTGGTGGCGGTGGAGGAGGAGGCCGAGAAGCCGGTGGAGGCGCTCAAGGCGGTCCAGGCGGCTTCGGCGGTGACGGGTACTTACGTTTTGAATATTAAGTTTGGCTTCCGCGCTTCGTAAGAGTCTCCCTCTCGGGCGCGGTTAGCCTTATCTCTAGGCAGTAGTGAACGTCAAAGAGAACGATCCCTAGGTCTACTCCTGAGCCGTACGTCTTTCTTACGCTGTCGGACTTACCGAAGCGCTTGAAGCGGATTGCAAAGAGGTAGCCGAGCTCGTCGATCTGTTTCTTGTATCTGAAGAACTGGAAGCGCATTGTAACTCCTTCGAGAGCTTCTCAAACTCTCTCTTGTTATGATACTTCTTGAACTGAGCCATGTCAAGCACTGTCTTGAACACCTTGATAGTGTTGTAAACCTTACCTATAAGCTTCCTGACGTCGTACACGCCGTCGAAGCTCTCTATAACTGATAACATTTTGTCAGTACTAAAATAAACAAATATCTTGTCACCCTCTTGAACCGATAGCTTAGCCCTCTTGTAGGCGTCTACCACCCGAGTCTCGTTCGCTCGTTTGCTGATAACAAGCTTCTTGGTTATAGTCTTCTTGCTTACCCAGTCCTGTATGTTTTCCTTTGTTATCTTGAAACATTCTCTAACCATGCTCTCGTAGAACGCTAAAACATCTTCCTTTCGACCGTCTAGCATCATCGCTATGACCTCGTCTATCATCTTCTGAAGCGCACGCTCCTTGCTTGTAGCCTTTAAAGCGCCTCCTATTATCTTAACCTTACCAGTCAATGCTTCCTTCATTATGTAGTTCTTGGTCTTGATGACGATCACGGATCGGTACATCCCGTCGTCTTCCCATCTGATCTTCTCAGGATAGAGAGTGTTAAGCTCCTTGATCCACTCCTTGAACGCTCCAGGAGGGAAGCGGTTACCTGTTATGAACGAGAAGGAGTCTGTGTCTGCGTTGACGATCCTCCATCCCTTTGACTCGGCCCACTCAAGACCCTTATGAAGAATGTCACGGCCCCTATGGGTAACATCAGCAGCACATCGAGGAGAGTTGAAGTTGAGACCAGGAGCACCCATAAAACCATAAGCGCTGTTAATAACAATCTTCTGGGCTTGCTCGAGATCCTTGTAGTATCTCTCACCTGTTTCTTTACCAAGTCTTTTATTGTTGAGGCGTTCAAGCGTAAAAAACTCGACCATTCGTAAGAAATATCCTTTAGGATCTTTGTTCTTGTCATATATCTTGTACTCCCTTATTATTGATGGGTAGAGACTTGCCACGTCGACCTTGCCTACGTACTCGTACACTCCAGGGTTACCGAAGCTTGTTGCTCCCTCGTAGTGCTCAACCTCAGAAGCTTTAGGTAGGCTGTGCTTGTCGGATAGGTAAGAGCGAACAAGGAACGAGTTGATCTGGTTGCCTGTTGATCTTCCAGAGCTTACGATCTGCTGAAGCGTCTTAGGAACCGACTGACAGAAGTAGAAGTAGGCAGGTATCATGAGCTCAAAGAGCTTAAGAGCGTCCTCGACGTCGTGTATAGCGTAGTCCTTTACCTTCTGCCACTGGTCTGGGTTGCTTGTTCTCTCGTCGAAGTACTTCTTCATCTTGGAGGCGTCAACGAACGACCTGTCGTCTCTCTCTAGACCTTCCTGCCTTACAATGTCTTTAAGCTTATAGGTTCTGTAGTTACCGGCAACGTCGTACTTGATGGCAAGGTGGAAGGTGTCAACGATCTCGCGCCCTCGCACGAGCACGTTGAAGTAGTCGTATTTTTGGCTGGCATCCTTCCTGCACAGGCTGGGTCGTGTAGCGAACTGAGCTGCCTGTTTATCGACTCCAAGAGGTAGAGAACCTGCTCTTTGCTTGAGGAACGGTAAGTCGAACGCGAGTATGTTGTGTCCGACCATAACGTGAGGGTTGTTAGCAACAACGTAGTTACAGAACGCATATATCATCTCCTTCTCAGAGTTGTAGTCATCGATGCTGAACAGGATCTTAGACAGCGATCCGCTCTCGTCTCTGAGAGCAGTCGATATCATCAGAACCTGACAGCTCTTAGGATCAAGACCTGTAGTCTCTATGTCGAACGACAACACCCTTAGGTCAGACGGCTTCATACCCTTGTAGTAGGTAACTCCAGTCTTAACCATGAAGGCTTCCTTAGGGTTGTATATGGCGTACACGTCCTCTTCTCGAGCCTTCGACATGGCAACGTGCTTCCTGAAGTCCTTTGAGTTGTCAAACTTCTTGACGAACTTGTAGTGAAGGTCTCCGTTCAAGGTTATCATGTCATCTTCTGTTTGATCCGAGTGTATGCAGAAGAACTCGTTCCTGGCCTGAGTTATGCCTTTATCAAGGTACAAGGTGGCTACGGAGTCGTCGATCTCGACGCTTACCACTCGCTCTGTCTGGTTCTTGCCGTAAACGAAGTCTCTTATGCTCTGATCCACTTGTAACACTCCTGAAGCATTCGCTTCTCGTAGGTCTTGTCGTTTAGCTTTCTGTTTCTTCCAGACGGGTGAGGGAACTTGAAGTGCGCGTAGTGATAGCTTTCTAAGTGCTTTGATGCTTTTGTACCAAGCGCTATGATCTTGGCGTGCTGAGCGAAGTTGCTTGTTACTTGATGCCTGTTGTACATAAGAACCTGTATAGGCATGAGATCAAGCTTGTATACCCACTCAAGGATCTTCTTGTAAGACTTGGTTCCAACGAACGCCATAGATCTCTGAAAGCTTGCAGGAGACAACTCGTCGCCTACGAATATAACGGTGTTTCTGCATAGGGATCTACTCCCTGATCTTACCAGTGTCCCAGTCATATAAGTCCTCCTTCGGTTCCTCATACTCTGCCTTAGGTGGCTCGTAAAGTCTACTATTTTTTTGCATGGTCTCAACTTGAGAATTATAATCAACTCCAATAACATCGTTTGACTTACCTGCTAGAAGTTGAGATCGCTGAAAGCTTGGACTATATCGTCGAGTTACATGAATGCCAGGATGATATAAAACATCTCTGACACATACAGCGTCAACATCGTTTAGTAGATATATTGATGTGAAATTATATCCACGGATCATATCTATATTCCACTCTGGATTAAACAGAAGTTGAACATCACCATCCATCATCTCAAGTATATTATGGTTTCTCTGTTTACGAATGAAAGAGCGATGATCGGCAACCCATTCATTAAGTGTATATTTATCACCGACAATGAGTTTCATATTAAAAATCAGGGTCTTGGTTCTTGCTGAGCTCGTACGTGTCCATCTCTGGAATGTACTTAAGCTCAACGTTCAAGAAGTCCCTGCCTCCTCTTTGGTATGACCTAACCTTCCTGTAAAGCTCTCTTCCTCTAACCGTGTTGAACACCATAGAGTTATCAACGGCTCCTGACACGGCTCCTGATCCCATGATGGAGCTTGCTCCTCTGTCCTCGCCTTTGTTCTGGTGATGAAGGCATATGATGTGGCAGTTTGTATCTCTGGCAACGTTTCTAACCTGAGAAAGCTTCCTGTAAACCTCGTTGTAGTCGTTCATGTTCTCGAAGTGAACCATGAGTATCAGAGTATCCACAACAACAAGAGTTGCTCCGTACGCTCTGATGGCTTCCTTAAGGTTGTCTAAAGGGTTACCCTCGTTCATGGGTCCTACGTGTACCATGATGTCGTCATCGTCGGTTATGCCTATCTTCTTGAACTGGTTGTTGATTAGAGATCCTGACTCTTCAAGAGCTAGGTAGAGAACCTTACCCTTCTTAACCTTTCGGTCAAGGAAGTCTGATCCCTTTACCACCGACGACGCGAGCTGTCTAACTATGGTAGACTTGCCTGACTTAGGCATCCCTGCGAATATCGAAACGCCGTCCTTGATTAATAGATCCTCAACGAGCCATTCAACCGTCTCTGAGCCTTGAGATATCTCAGATGGCTTCTTGAAGTTGAAGCAGGAACCTTGGGTTCTAGGTGGATGCTTAGGATCCCTGCCGTAGGCAGATCCTATGGTCTTTAGGTCGCTGTCGTCAAGGTCTCCGTCGAAGTCGGCTGTAGCCTTACGAAGAAGGCTGATGGCTTCCTGCTCGGTGTACCCCTGCTCGTTGCAGTCAACAGCAGCCTTAAAGAGCCTTGTGTTCCACTCTCCGCTCGACGCGCCTCTTACTATGAAGTCGTTGGTAAGCTTAGACAGCGCACCTTTCTGGAGGCTGTTAACCTTCTCAACCTTTACCTCAGGCTTAACGTACCTAAGTAGTGCTATCTTCTTACCTTTTTGATGTATGTACACTATTTCAGTTGACGGGAAGAACATTCTTGCAGGGTCAGAGCAAGCCTTGTCTGCAGCAGGGTAGAGTTTTAGAAGCTCCATGACCGTAGCCTTGTAGTCCTCAGGCTTCTCTGCAGGCTCCTCAAGCTCAAGGATGACACGGAACCTGTCACAGGTAACTCCGTTCTTATCCTTCTGATGGTTCCTGGTGGTAGCTATTATGCAGTTGTAGTCCTTGAAAGCTTCCTTAGCCTGCTCTATAGTCATGCCACCGTCGAAGTCTAAACCTACGAACTTTGAGTAAACGAAGTTGCTGTTGAGACGGTAACTGTCCTTGTATATAGATAGCGAGTACCAGCTCTTTAGTATCTTACCTGCAACCTCACCTAAGGTGGCAACGTCCGTAGAAACGAACTTGGTGTTGCTCTCGTTGCTTAAAGATATGTACATCAGTCCTCCAGGTTAAAAGCGTCCCGTTTTGGTTTCACGCGGGACCACCGCTTTACGAAGCCATACCAACCTCACCACTTAATCTAGCAGGTGACGCGACAGGCTCTGGTGTTCAGATCTTTCTTCGCTGCAAACAAGCAGCTTCCTGTACTTAGAGGGTTAAGCATTATACCCACACTCAGCCTATATTAAAATCTCCCGGCTAGAGATGACATATTATGTATATGTCCACATTAGTAGGTCAGACGCGACTCTGACTTCTGGTTTATAGAGTAGGGTTGCCACCCATCTCTACGTCTTCCGTCATACAAGCTAGCTAGACTGTACCCTTCCAGACCAAGAAGCTATTGTTGTGCGTGTATCAAGTGGCGAACCTATTTCAGATACTTCAACCCAAAGGCTCCATATCGCTACCACAGCTTATCACGCCTCTACTACAAAGTGACCGGGCACCGGCTTTATCAATGCCGACCAGCATCACTTCTTAAAATTTTATTCCTTCTCTGTTCCAATTCTTAATGGCTTTAACAGCCAAGCTTATAAGCACCAAGCTTTGAAGCGTCAAAGCATACTGCCCAGTTATGATAGAGTATGTAAGCCATGTAAGGTCTGCACCAAGCATGATCCACTGACCTCTCAATCTTGGCTGAGCGATGAAGTAGACGCCGCTTAGAACGAGACCTGTTGCGATGTAGCTTAGCCACGTCACTAGAAGTCTCCCTTAGAGTCAGCCTTCGTAGACTTAAGCGGAGTGTCAACTATACGCTCACCCTCGTCTAGGTCAGAAAGCGCGTGCTGCGTTCCGAAGCCTAGCATAGCTAGAGCTCGACCTATAGCTGCAGTCTCAGCCTTCTCTAGATAGTCGTTGAAGTCTTTCTTAGTCTCTACCTTGGTGGCAGAAGCTTGCTTCTTAACCTTACCGTCAGGAGTGAGGATCGTGATCTTAGCGCGAAGTATAGCTTGGTCAGCGTTCTCGCTAACTATGCTGGTGTCGATCACGTAGTTCTCTTCCTTCTCGGTTAGCCACTGAAGACGATGCGCTACCATGAGGTATGACTTACCCTTAAGGTTTATGAGAGGTAACTTTGTACCCTTCTCTGTTAACACTGTGCTCATTAGTATCCTCCCCATGCAGGCGTCGGTTTACGAGGCTTTGGTTTCGGTTTAGGTTTACGTGGTTTTGGTTTCTTAGCCATCTTGTTTCTCCTTTATTGTTTCAAGTCCTTTATCAGATCCCTTCCAACACTTCTCGAAGTAAGGACATCTCTTACCGTATATCCTGCCGCAGCCTCTTAGGTTACGCGGATATACTCCAGCTTTGATACCGGCTTCAGCCTGAGATATCGAATCCTTGACGAGATCTCTTGTAACCGTCGGCACCTTGTCAACCAGGAGCTGAACGACAGGTCTTGGTTCTGTCTTCTCGTTCCACTCTGAGCCGCAACGAGATCCTTTAACTTCAGCTGGGCATGTCTTATGCCTAGACTGTGAGCCATCATAGCCACATTTAGAGCACACACGTACCACGCGATAGCTAATGTCCTTGACCATGACGGCGAAAGCTGCCTTCTCCGTTCGTTCAGAGTCGGCGTACAGAGCGAGCTGTGTATCGTTTGCAACAGCGTCAGCGTCGTACGGGTTAGCGCTCGTCTTGTTATCGAGAACAACTCTACCGTGTCCGCGAACGACAACGACTGCGTCGATGATGCCAGGTCTAGTATCAAGGTTCTTTTGGACTGCATGTACTTCCTCTATCTCAGGAAGTATAACACGAGCGTACTCCTCTATCAAGAGTCTTCCTTTAACTCGTAGAGACTTCCATGCGTTGTAGTCTAGGTTTGATCCACGCTCATGTTCAGGAACAAGTCTAGGGTCGAAGTCCTTGCGGTCAAACGTAGGACACCTAAGCTCCTCGTACTTGAACGCGGCTCTGAACGCTTCAACCGATGCCTGAACGTCAGCCTTGCCATCTTTATGACCAAGAAGCAAAACGTTAAGCCCTGCGTCAACGGCAACGCCAAACGCTAGAGCTGAGGTGGTACCGACAGGCCTAAGCCTTTGGTTGTAGTGGTAGTCGTACATCTTAGGACATGTCATGTACTTCTGCCACGCGCTGTGTGAGACGCAACCTTCGCAGCTCACTCTGTAGCCTCCAGGTCTATCACGACCCTCTTCATCCAGTCGTTAGGATCCTTGTCGTCAACGCAGAACGCAGGCTTGGTTCCTTCACCCTTTACAATTGATTTAAGATGAAGTTTACTAACAACCTCAGACGCCCACTCTTTACCGTTGGCTGACCACACAACTATGTAGTATCCTCTAGCTCGAAGAGACTTCATGAAGTTAACCTGACCAACGAGAGGCTTTGCGTACACGGGAACTCCATAGTAGTCAAGCTCTATCTGCTTGTCGTCTTCCCTGTGGTAGGTAAACTTTGTT